ATCGTCAATGGCGTGCTGATAGCCATTGTAACTTAATTCATGGTTATAGTTTCAGCATGAAGTTCTATTTCGGTACAAACGATTTAGACGCACGTAATTGGGCTGCTGATTACGGTGGATTGAAAGAACTAAAGAAGTTCTTAGAGGATCAATTCGACCATACACTTATCGTTGCTCAAGATGATCCTGAAATGGAAACATTCAAATTACTAGAAGAAAAGAAAATGGCAAAGATCATTGTTCTTCCAGCATTAGGTTGTGAAGCCTTAGCAGACCAACTATACAAATATGTGAATGGTGTATACATTCCTGACTTGTGGGGTGAAGGTGAAGCGAAAAGACTTTGGTGTTATCGTGTTGAAGTACGTGAGACACAAAGCAACATGGCATTTAGGGAAGGTCACAGGGAATGGAACGAGGACTTGTTCGCATGACAATCATAAATCGTGAAGAAATCCCACAGGGTGTGTTAGATGATATCTACAATCATTACGAAGAAATTACATTTGATAATTATGGCAAACCTGTAACGGATCAAGTAGTTACTAGAGCATCTAACTATTACAGAGTTATTGCGGAAAATGTTGAATGCACGGTATTGGATCGTGATACATTTGAGCCAACACTAATGGTAGGAACAGAAAGAGACAGTTATCTAGTAAGAGGCATTTTTACTGATAACGCATGTGATGTTTATGCTGTTATGTCATCGGGCATCTCATTTTGTAGTAACAAAGACCTTGGAGTTGAAGAATGAACGAGCGAATTAAAGAACTTGCTGAACAAACTGGTATTATTAATACGGAACGTTTGAATGAGTCTCAGAAAATAATGCTTGAAAAGTTCGCCGAGTTGATTGTTCGGGAATGTGCTGAAATTGCCCGTTTGAATACGAGAGTAGACAGCAAGGTATATCTAATGATTCAAGAACATTTCGGAGTTGAAGAATGAGCAAATTAAAAGTAGCAGAACTATTTTATAGTATTCAAGGTGAGGGTCGATACATGGGCGTACCCTCAGTCTTCTTGAGATCATATGGATGTAATTTTACATGTGGCGGCTTCGGCATGCCCAAAGGTGAGTTGAGTGATGAGAGAAACAAAATTGATGCAGAGAATATTACAGATTATAAATCCTTACCGCTTGTCAGCACGGGCTGTGATAGCTATGCATCTTGGGACCCTCGTTTCAAGCATCTTAGTCCTGTGCTCGATACCGATTCTATTGCTGATAGCATTTGTGATTTACTTCCTGGAAAGCGTTGGTTGGATGAACACTTGGTTATCACGGGCGGTGAACCGCTTTTAGGATGGCAACGTTCGTATCCTGATCTACTAGATCACCCTAGAATGAAGTCGTTGAAAGAGTTGACATTTGAAACTAATGGTACTCAGAAATTGAGTACTGAGTTGGGTGTCTACTTGACAGAGTGGAAGCGCAACAGAGAAAAGAACGCACTTACATTTAGTGTAAGCCCTAAATTATCAGTAAGTGGAGAGAAACAAGATGAAGCGATTCTGCCTGACGTTATTAATCAATACCAGAATGTGGGTTTTGTATACCTTAAGTTCGTGGTTGCATCAGAAGAAGATGTACGTGAAGCAGAAGATGCGGTACTAGCATACAAGAAAGCTGGCTTTAGAGGCCCCGTATACTTGATGCCAGTCGGCGGCGTTGAAAGTGTTTACAGTATGAACGCAAAGAATGTAGCGATTGCCGCAATGAATCGAGGCTGGCGCTATAGTGATAGACTACAAGTGCCATTGTTTAAGAATGAGTGGGGAACATAATGACCGAGTATCACGGTGAATATAGAGAAATCACTATACAAGAATGGGATCGCAAGAATCGTACTTGGGAACTTAAATTCTGTTTATTGCCACACAAATGTAATGAAACTGGCAAACTATTGTGGTTAGACTATGCTTATCGTGGAACCCGCATTCATAGATATGACTGGGAGTTTACTACTGACCATAAGTGGATGAGCAAAGAAGAATTTGTTGTATTGAGATTGATGGATAAAATATGAGAAAGAAGATTTTAGATTTAGCATATCAAAAAGGGTTATATGCACAAGGTACTCCTGATTCATGGGATGAAGAAGCGTTGTATCAGTTTGGTCAACACTTAATTGACATGTGCTTAGATGCCGTGGAACAGATGGATACACTAAAGGGTGCTACTACATACGATAAGGATATGGTGTTGAGCACTAAAGTACATTGTATGCAGGCAATTGAAAGAAAGTTTAAATGAGAACATACGACAAACGTATCGGCTTCTTAGTTAGCAGTCAAACATTGATTCCCCATGGTGGTATCGGTCAGTTCACTAAGAGTTTCTGTGAATTGATGGATGAGCATAATATCAAAGTTGATATCATCACTGACAAAGAACCCAAAGACAACGATTTCATTAAGTCATTGAAAGCAAACATCATTGCTCCGTTGGAATCTTTAGCATATACCACACATAGCAACATCTTTATGTATGGTGATACGTTTAACTACGAACGTATGGCTAACTTTCGGAATGCGATTGTTGAAGCACTTGAACATAACCTATATGATGCACTTGTTTGCAACACTTATGAGACTGTTCAAGTAGCAAGTGCTATGGGTCTTGAAGATTGTATTCAAGTTATTGCGTATACTCACTTGGAAAGTCAAATCTTTATAGATACCAAGAACCCGTTCTTATACAATACCAATGTAATGATGCGTCAGCAATTATCTACACCTAGCGTATTTGTAGGTACACAAAGTAAACACAATCAATTAAATTTAGATGAACCATCTTATCATCTTCCAATTCCTATCACTGAAAGAGACTTACTAACAGAGTATAAGGGTGAGCGTGAAGGTATATTGTTTGTTGGTCGATGGGAAGAAGGCAAGAATCCAGAACTATTCATTGATTTGATTGAACAAACAGGCTTGCCGGCTAAAGTAATGACAAGTCCAACTGGTGTTAAGAAGTTTGAAGAACGTTTAGCAAAGATTGGAGCTAAGTTCGATGTTCGTGCTAGTATCATCGGACAAGAAAAAGTAGACTTTATTAAGAGTTCACGCATTGCGTTTAATCCTAGCATTGTAGAGTCGTACGGTATGGCTTTCTATGAGCAACATATTCAATTGCCCACACTAGTGTTAGAGAATCAACGTTGGACTAAGAATTTCAACGGTGATTATTTCTATACTTGTACAAAGTTGACAATGGCTCAACGAGCAAAAGAACTATATGATACTTTTGAAAGGGCAGAGACTTGGTATAACTTAGGATCATTGGATCATGCTAAACACCAAGAAGCAAAAGTGTTTCATAAGTGGAATGAATGTTTCAGTGAGTTCAAACCAAAAGAATCAAACAGTAACACAGCTAAAATTTTAGAGAACGCTACAGTAAACTATAGCGAATACATCAAAGGCTTAGGTAGAAAGATTATTTGCATTGACGATTGCCGTTCAGCACTAACCAATCGTAGTAAATTCAGAGTTATATACACTGACAACAACACTTACCTAACCAAAGATCCAAAGTTTGAACCAGTTGAAGAGGAAGCAGGTGTTAATCTGTTTAGTTTTGAATGAAGAAAGTTTTAATCACAGGCAATTCAGGCTATATCGGTAGTCACTTATCTACTGCATTAGAAAACAAATACGAATTGTATGGCCTAGACAAGAAAGAACCTACTATCAAAGTTAAGTTTTTACAAGCAGATATCACAACACCGATCAGTATTGGCGAAGAATTCGATTGCGTAGTGCATCTTGCTGCCAAAGTGAATGTAGGTGAAAGCACAAAGATGCCCACGTTATATTATGATACGAATATATCCGGCACGTTGAATGTTCTTAGAGGAATCAAAACCAAGAACTTCATTTTTGCCAGTACAGGTGCAGCGGTTCAATGTGAATCACCATACGGTGTTAGTAAACGAGCGGCAGAAGATTGTGTGTTTGAGTATTGTACTAAGAACAACATCGACCATACTGTCTTTAGGTTCTATAATGTGATCGGTGGTAATGTTGTTCCACCTACGAACCCAGACGGGCTTTTCTATAATCTATTGAGAGCACCAGAGATTGGATACTTTTCAATTTTTGGTAAAGACTATGATACTAGAGACGGTACATGTATGCGTGATTACGTACATGTCATGGAAATCTGCGAAGCTATCAAAACTGCTATCGACAAGCCAAGTGGGCAACTAGAGAATTTGGGTCATGGTGTAGGTTATACTGTCAAGGAAATGGTTAATATGTTCAAAGAAGTCAACAATGTGGACTTCGATGTACGAGGTGGCTCACGTAGAGAAGGTGATGTTGGTAGAAGCGTACTAGACAACCCTAGTAAATACATGAAATCCTTGTACAAAATCAAGGATTTGCTGAAGGTTGACAAATAATCACATTCATGCTATACTACGGACATGACTAACATTACCAAACGCATCGGCTTTGCTTGTAAATGGGCAGAAGTCAACAAAAAGGGCGAGATTGTATCTACACCGGGCTTAAACACTGGTGGCACTACACTTGCATGGGCTAAACGTAATAAACGTGACGTAGTTGAACAAAAGATTATTGATGTTGCTAAGGACAACATTGTCAACACCCACAATCTGTTGAAGAAGGTAGCAACACTTCCACCTGAATTACGCATGTTACGTCTTACCTCTGACATGCTTTCATTCTACACACACGATGACTACAAAGATTTTTGGCGCTCGACTAACACACAGGATTCTCTGCATAAATGGTTTGCCCCCTTGGGTGATACAATCCGCGCTAACGATATTCGTGTGTCTTTTCACCCTGACCAATTTGTCGTACTCGCAAGCGATTCGGAGGGTATCGTCAATAAATCAATAACAGAATTTGAATATCATGCTGACATGGCACGTATGATGGGCTTTGGTCAGAAATTTCAAGATATCAAAATTAACGTTCACATCAGTGGACGCAAAGGTGCTCAAGGTATTCGTGACGCATACAAGCGTTTGAGTCCCGAAGCACGAAACAGTTTAACTATAGAAAATGAGGAATATACACATGGACTTGCTGATTGTCTTACTCTCGCTGATTTGCTTCCTATCGTACTTGACATCCATCACAACTGGATTCGGGAATCTACTTACATCCAACCTGATGATCCAATGGTACAACAAGTTATTGATTCTTGGCGCGGTATCCGCCCCACTCTGCATTATTCTTGCAGTCGTGAAGATTTACTTGTGGGCCACTCAACCACAGTTGCACCAGATGCTAAACTTCTTTTAGAATCAGGTTACAAAAAGCAAAAACTACGTGCCCATTCTGACTACTACTGGAACGAAGAGGTAAATAATTGGGCACTATCGTTTTGTGATAAATTCGATATCATGTGCGAAAGTAAAGGTAAGAACCTTGCTAGTTTCAAGCTATATGAGAAAGCGAAAAAAGATGGGATTATTTGATAAACTAAAAGATGTGTTCGGTAAGAAAACAGAACCAAAAGTAGAAGCTCCTAAAGAAAAGAAGCAACCGAAAGAGAAAAAGCAACCTGAGTTGTCAGCTAAAGAAAAAGCAACTCAAGCCGGCGAGCCATACGTAAACATCATGGGTATGGAGCTTGACCCTAATAACATTCACGAGGGTGCGTTTGAACTTGATTGGAATAGTCTATTCATCACACAGTTAGTAAAAGCTGGGTACATGAAAAAGAAAGAAGATACAGATCAGGATATCGTGGATCGTTGGTTCCAGGATGTATGCAGAAACGTTGCTTTGGAAATGTATGAGCAAAAGGTTGCAGATCCTGACAACCGAGAAGACCTACGCAGTATGCGTACCCGTGACTTGGGTAATGGTCGTACAGAAGTAAGCTAAAAGTAGTACAAAAATAAAGGTTGACAAGATACCTTTTTGGTTGTATAATATACACATATTCAACAACTCTATGGAGTAAAAATGGTAGCTAAAAAATCTCAGTCTTCTAAACTTGCAAAGACAACCTATGTTCAGATTGATATCTTTAAGAATCCCAATCCAGCAGTCAAAGTTAAGAAGACTGACCGACCAGTAAACGTACTGGACAAGAAGCCAGGTGAGCATGATGCAGCCTCACTTGAATCATTGGTCGAAGGTTTTGTAGCTGACCCTCTCGGCAAAGTTGCACTGAAAAACTTTAAGAAAAACAAGCAAGTTGCATCTTATACTGCCTTGCCACGATATGAAGAAATCGAATTAAAAATTCTATTGAGCGCCCTTGCAGTTCAACGCCCACTTAGCTATCGTCACGTTAAGAACATCACCGAAGCATACGATGAAAAGAAAATTCAATATGTGAACGTTCTTAAAATCAAAATCAAAGGCAAGTACTACTACTATGTGATTGATGGTCAACATACTGCTGTTACGTATGGTGTGTTTGCAAAGTGGGGTTACTACTCTGATATCGGTATCACGCCTGAAAACTGGACTGATGTAAAAGTCAAATGCCAAGTTGTTGAATTTGATAACTTCATGTTTGCACGTGAACACTTCTTGGGTATCAACGGTGATGACAAATTGAAACTGTTGGCATTCGACCGCTGGAAGAACTATGTGTTGGCTAAGCGTATGGATAGCCCAAACAAACTCACAAAAGAAAAGTACGAAGATTCTTGCACACAGCAAGATATCTTGGAAAGCTACAACATTATCCCTGTACATGAAAAGGATGAAGAAAACATTGACAAACCAGGCGCATTTTCTCGTGTTGACTTGTTGAAAGATTTGTCAGAGGAAGAAGTTCACTGGTTCGCTAAGATTCATCAAATGAATTGGGATGACCGACCAGTTGATTCATTCGAAGTTTTGCCAATGGTAAACTTGCGTCACAAAATCAAAGGTACTAAAGATTTGTCTAACGCAAGTCTAAAGACCTTCATTGTCACTTTGGGTAACATCATTAAGAATGTTACAGGTTCACCTGCTAAATTCAAAACACTGACTGAGCGTACTTACAAAGAGTGGTTCAAGACAGCAAACCCCGATGACAAAGTGCCAACAAGTCCCCCAGCAGATGCCTCACTCGCATTGTTGCTAATGATGTACTACGCACACGGTGGCAAGTTCACAAACGTGTCAAAGGCATTCTTAGATGACTATGATGACCAAGGTTACACAATGTTTCATGCCTTGGATCAAAGTTTGCAGGACATGATTACAGCATGAAAGGCTTGTACATTGCGGAGATTGTAGGTCGTGAGACTTACAATAAACCCGGCATCACAGAGGATATCCATTCTCGTATGACTGGTTATAGTAAAGGTGGCAACATCCCGACTATTCATTTTCTGTGTATCGCACGTCCGGGTCTAGATCCTCTTATTGAAACATTAGAGGAAGATGGCAAAGTTCATTTCAAAAAACACTTCTGTAAGTTTAATGGTATCAATCGTTCAGAATACATTGAACCAAAAAGCACAGGCATCACATTGAGCATTTTGGAGAAATACTATCGAAAGAAAATCGCTGGTATTCCAGGAATTTTTGTGGTGAAGAAAGAACATCTGCCATTGACAATGACAACTGCGAACCTCAAAAACTTTATGGATAACGCACTAAAATACCCAGAAAAGTATCTTGAGGGATTCTAAGTATTGACAAATTCTAAATATACGCATATAATAAACACATGACAAAAACTTACGCACTCATTGATACTGCCAATACTTTCTTTCGTGCCCGTCACGTTGCATCACGCAATACTGACGCATGGGGTAAGATTGGTATGGCACTACATTTAACTCTTGCTAGTTGCAATCAAATTGTTCGCAAGTTCGGAGCAGACCACGTAGTGTTTTGTCTCGAAGGTCGTAGCTGGCGCAAAGACTTCTATACTCCTTATAAAGCAAATCGTGCAGTTAACACAATGGCACTGACTGAGGCTGAGAAAGAAGAAAACGAGTTATTCTGGGACACTTACGAAGCCTTCACAACTTATTTGCGTGAGAAAACCAACTGTAGTGTGTTACGCAATCCCACTGCAGAGGCAGACGACTTAATCGCACGATTCATTCACTTACATCCAAATGATACGCATTATATTATTAGTAGTGATACCGACTACATTCAGCTTATTAATACCAACGTACATCAATACAACGGTGTCACTGGACAACTCATTAAACTCGAAGGCTACTTTGATGACAAGGATCGCCCAGTAAAAGACAAAGACAAGAATATCAAACTCTTGGAAGACCCACAGTACGTATTATTTAAAAAATTAATCCGAGGTGACGGTACAGATAATGTATTCAGTGCATACCCCGGTGTTCGTGAAGTTGGTACTAAAAATAAAGTAGGTATTAAGGAAGCGTTTGAAGACCGTAATAAGCAAGGATTTTCGTGGAACACGTTTATGCTTAGCCGATGGACCGACCATAATAATGTTGAGCACAAAGTACTTGACGACTACAAACGTAACCGTACACTGATTGACTTAACAGCACAACCCGATGACATTAAGGCATCTGTTGACGCTACTATTCGTGAAGGTGTCCGTGTTGAAACAACTCCTCAAGTGGGCATTCACTTCTTAAAATTTGCAGGCAAGTATGAACTTACGAAACTCTCTGAACAAGCTGAAACTTATGCTAAGTGGCTTAATAGCCCATATAAAGGCCAAGTACATGAATCACATTCTACATAAACAAATCTACGCAGGTCTCTTTGAGATTATCAAAGACAGAGACTTGTATTATCATAGTGGAGTCGGTCGAGACTATAGCCACTTAACTGAGCGCGGCAAAGATGCCTTAGCCAAGTGGATGAATATGATGGCATGGGAAATGCTCGAACTTGAAAAGAAAGAGTTAGATGCCCGCGCAAAGAAACTTATGTGGGAAGAGTTGAAAAAATGACCTTCGTTAACAACGATACTAAGATTAGAGAGATTCGTCAAGGTGATTATGACTTCTTTATAACCGACGGTACTAAATTGTCACCACGTGCTTACATTGAAATTTCAGATGTATGTCCTGCTAATATGAAATTAGCTATTCACAAAGCGATGGCTGATGGTTATCTAAAATCTGTAGCGTGTGTCAAGGAAAAAGATTATATG